TTGGCAATAAGGCGCTTGGTATTACATCTATCTGTCTGTCCTATCACCATATCATCATATTGCATTGACAATATGAGAAGGAAGCAAGTATACTCATGGGAGAAACACCCTCAACTGAAGGTGCAAGCGTGACGCCGACACCGACAGCACCGCCCGCGACGGGCACATCGAACACGGCCCCAGGTAGCGCGACGCCACCAACGAAGCCGAGCGTAAGTATTGAGGACGCATTAGCACGTATCGCGGAATTAGAACACGCGAACAAGAACGCCACGGAGGAACGCGACCGGCATCGCAAGAAACTCTCGACGTATGAAGAGGCGGAAAAGAAAGCACAAGACGCCCAACTCTCTGAGGTCGAACGTATCAAGAAGCAACACGCCGATTTGCAAGTCCAGCATGATACCTATGTTCGCACCATGCAAGAACGGCTTATCAAAGCAGAGATACAGTTGCAAGCCAGTAAGTTGCATGTGATTGACCCTGGCGACGCAGCCAAGCTTCTTGACTGGTCTGAGTTGGAATATGATGAGGATGGCATGCCCAAGAATGCAGATAAGCTCCTGGAAAAGTTGTTGAAAGCGAAGCCCTATCTGGCATTAGCCTCACAACAACAGACAGAGCCAACGCAGAACGGCACCACGCCAGCACAAAACCCAACGAGACCGAATACGCCTGCTCTTCCTGCGATGAACCCAGGACGGACAACCATTACCCCGCCTGGACAGGCACCCGGTCAACATCCCTCGAAAATTGGATGGGGTGACGTGTATAAACGCCCGTAATCCCAGATGAACTGAATATCTTTTGTACCTCTTGCTCAGCACCTAAACACGGTTTGGATATTGAGCTAGCGGTAGTCAGGAGATCCACGCTATGGCTATTGGAGCCGGAACGGTGACATTGGCGGATTACGCTCTCATGAGCAATAGCCCGCTTATTCAGAAGGTCACTTACTCTCTTATCTTGTATGCCAACGTCATACAAGATATCCCTCTTGTCGAAAAGAAAAGCCTTGTCGTCAATGGCGCAAGGTTTGAAGGCAACCTTCCCACGGTCAACTGGTCGCAGCTCAATGCTGAAGGCGTGACCACCAAAGGCACGCCCACTCCCTATCAGGAACAAGCCTATATTATCCGCAACTACATTGATGTGGACAAGTTTCTGGTGGAGGAAGAAAACGCCATCGTTGACCCTCGTGGCGTGCAAACCGACGCCTATCTCAAAGCCCTCACCTATGACCTCAACTACAAGTTCATCAAGAATGACCATATCACCGGTGATGTGAACTCGTTTGTTGGGATTCGCTCCCGTATCGATAATGGCAGTGTGTTTGGTGTGCGTTCAGAGAACAAGATTGATGCCGGGGGAGTTGACCTCTCACAAGGCGGTCTCACCCAAGCCACAGCCAACAAGTTCTTGGAGCAGCTTGACCAACTTCTCTGGAGCGTAGATAGCCCAACCGGTTCGGGTGTGGTCCTCTACATGAATGAGGTTATGCGCCGACGTTTCGCCTTTGCCATGAGAACGATGGGGACAAGCGGTGGCTTGGCTATCACTCAGGACCAGTTCAATCGCACGATTGAAATGTATAAGGGTGCGGTCATTCGTGACCCAGGCTACAAAGCCGACCAGTCCACGCGTATCATCACCACCACGGAAACCAACCTCGGTGCTGATGGTTCATCCAACTTCACCAGCATTTACGCCGTGAATTATGATACTGACCACTTCTTCGGCTGGCAGTTCAACCCGCCCAATGTCCAAGACTTGGGTTTGATTTACAATGGTGCGATATATCGCACGCTTATTGACTGGGCCTGTGGACTCGTGAATACCTCAAACCGCTCTCTGGGTCGTTTGTACGACATTAAGATATCGTGAGTCTGAAAGGAGAATATCATGCCAACTGATGCACTGCTGTCTTTTCAGGCATCTGTAACAAAAACGGCGACCTTCAATTCAACAGGCGTGGATTTGGTGACGGGAACGCCACGGCGCGGTCTGAAATGTCGAGTCATCTATAGTGCTGCGAGCACCTCAGCTGGTGCTGGCTCGCTTACCTTCCGTGTCACCGAGTCCAGTGATAACAGCACGTTCACCGGCATAATGCAGACCACAGAAAGCACAGTAACGCTCTCGACAACTGCCGTGAGTGGAGAGCTCTTTATTCCCTTCGAAACCAGTAAACGCTATGTTCGTTTGGAGTTATCCGCCATCTCTGGTACGGGAGCGACAGTGACGTACTTCGCAGACCCCGTCCTATCCAGGCCGTAAGTTGAGAGTGTGAGGAGAGGAGACACGCGATGGCCAGAAGTACGATGTCAAGTCTGATATCGCGTGTTCGCTTGCTCATAAACGACGCTGCCGGGTCAAGTCAGATATTCTCTGATGATGACATTCAGAACGTTATGGATGAAGCGCGCATAGACTACAAAAATCTTGCCCTGGTTGCTCGCCCGACCTTCACGGGGTCAACGATAGCTTACCTCGACTATTGGGCTGATGTCGGCGGCGGTTGGGAAGACGGCTATACCTTGAAGCAATACCTCATCACGACCGTCACGGCAAGCGTGTTAGAGCCGATTGCAGGTCACTGGCAGTTTTCGGCGAGTACCTTCCCGCCTGTGTTCATCAATGGGTCTCAGCATGATGTGTATCGCGCAGCCGCCGATTTGCTAGAACGATGGGCTGCCAAGTATGCCACGCGGTTCGATTTTGCATCGGATGGTCAGAGTTTCAAAGTCTCCCAAGCCTCTCAGCAGTTGTGTGCTCTTGCCACACAATATCGCAGGAAACAACGTCCAGGCTCACTCACTCTGATACGCTCAGACATGGCCGGTAAGTCAGGGAGGGTGTCTTTGGGGCCACAAGAGATAGACCGTATGGCTAGTGGCTGATGGGAGAGTGTGAGTGTTAAGTTCCGCAGAAATCACGAGCATGACCTCAGTTGTGGTCAGCAGTCTTGATATAACCGTCACCATCCAACGCAAGACAACTGCACCTGATGGCTATGGGCATACCACCGAGACATGGGTAACACAGAGCACGCCGAAGGTCAATATCATGAAGCCGTCTGCTACGCAGTTGCAAGCCTTTGCTGGCATTATCGGGTCACAGTGGGCTGCACTGATACGGTTTGCACTGACGACGGACATTCGTGAAGGAGACCATATCCTTTATCAAGGTCAAACGTGGCTTGTTCAACACATACTCAACGCTGAGTCGTACACGTTTGTTTTAGATGCCTTGATGACAGTGGTGGTCTGAGGTGAGATGAAATGGCAACAAGTTTTAACCACTACGCACAGCTTGCTACCGCATTCCATGAGGCGTGTAAGCAGATTGTTATCAAAACTGCGCATGACTGCCAAGCTAACATCCAAGCTCATATTAGAGCGAACGGTCAAATAGATACAGGCTTTATGGTCAATTCAGTCTATACAGTCACAAGTGAGGGAAGCAGTTACTCAGGTGGAACGGATGCTTTGCCAGAGGTACAAGCGCCTGAGAATGATACAACGGCTTATGTTGGTGTAGCGGCTTCATACGGCTACTGGCAGAATTATGGCACAACGAGACTTCCAGCCCGCCCCTTTTTTGAGCCTGGAATAGAAGAGACTCGTGCCTCGTTCGAGGCAGCCTGTGCCGCTATCGAAGACAAGATGAGGCAAGCTGGGATATGAGTGAAGTCGCGCAATGTTTTCAATGGATTGTTTCCACTTGCCAAGCCGATACGACTCTTATGGCATCAGCCACGGGTGGTATTTGGACAGGCTTTGCCGACCAAGGAACGATTGCGCCTTACGTGCTCATTGTGCAACAAGCCTCTCCTGATGCCTTAACGATGCAAGGGGTTCGTTTGTTTGCGAGGTTGCTTTTGCAAATCAAGGGCATTTCACCAGCATCCCAATTTGCAACGCTGGTCACGGTCGCAAATCGTCTCGATGCGCTTTTCAAGGATAAGCGCAATGTGGCTCTCAGCCTCGGTGGGGTCTTGAGTTGTTACCGCGAGTCTAGCCTTGCCTACGATGAAGTCTCGAATGGAGTTCATATCTCCCACCTTGGTGGGTTGTACCATATTGACTTGCAAGGCAGTTAAGCCAGGGATAAGTGGAAGTGAGGGAAGAAAATGACGTGGACAGCCGAGCGGACTACGATAAATCAGAAGTGCCAAATAGGGGCAGAAAGCACAAGTGCTTTAGGAACGTCAGTAGCGGCGTCAAAACTGGTAGAATGCCTGGACTTTCAATTCCAGATAAACGGCGACACCAACCTATACACTCCTACTGGAAGAAAATATCCTAACATTTTGGAAGAAAATACAGAATGGATTGATATGACTCTCGGTGGAAACCTCGATTATAATGGTGTCCTCTATCCACTCGCTGGTGTGATGGGTTCAGCGTCACCAGTGGCTCATGGCTCATCTGCGACCGCGAAAGATTGGGTGTTCACGCCACCGGTGACGGGTAGTGTTGTGCCACAAACCTACAGCATTGAACAGGGTGATACGGTGCGTGCTCACAAGTTCGCTTATGGTCTCTTCACTGAGTTTGGGTATAAAGGCACACGTAAAGACTTCACCTGCTCAGGCAAGGGCATTGCACAACCTCTCAGTGACGGTATAACGATGACCAGTTCGCCCACCGCTGTCGCCTTATCGCCTGTCGTTGCCAAACACGTCAATGTCTATCTCGACTCGACATCAGGCGGGCTAGGAACGACACTTCTCACTCGTGTTCTCTCCGTGGATTACCTCTTCACGGGTTTATATGGGCCATTGTGGGTACTCAACCGTGCCACGACGGGATGGACGGCACATGTCGACCTCATGCCAAAGGCCACTCTCAAACTCAAATTGGAAGCCGATGCAAATGGGATGGCCTTGCTCTCCTACTTGCAAGCAGGTTCCACGCAGTTTGTGCGTGTGAGTGCGCAGGGTGTGCAGATAGCCGCTGATGGGCCAGGGGCGGTCAATGCGACCATTCAGCATGATATGGCTGTGAAGATAAACAAACCCACGGGAACGTTTGCCGACGACCAGGGGGTGTTCGCTCTCGAATGGGAACTCGATATCATCGAAGACCAAACGTGGGGCAAAGCCCAGACATTAACCGTTACCAACCTTATCACTGCTCTTTAGAGGGATTATGCCAGTTAGTTTAGCCAAGATAGCCAGTAATACCGCGAGTGTAACTCTTGCCGTGGGTGAGGATACCGTCACGATTGTGTACTACCCATCTCGTGTGACGGAAAGGACGTTCGCACAATTGCAAGCCTTTAGTCGCATGAATGAGGCCACGATGGGGTCAACGTTTGGGGACTTCAATGAGATGCTTGCCAAGCTTATCAAAAGTTGGGATGTGTATGAAGACGAAGAGCAGCAGGTGATGTTTCCACTTGACGCAGAGCGGTTATCAGAATTGCCACTCGTGTTTCGCTCTGAAATCATGCGGGCTATTATGGGGGATATTCGCCCGGAAGCCTTCGCGTCTCAGACCAGGACGAGGTTGACCCCGAACTCCTTGGGTTGAGACGCTACTTAGCCATGGGCGGACAAATGGGCTTTTGCCCTGACTGGTACC